ATGGAGATTAAGCTTGATAAGTGGCAAGAGGAGATCATGGCGGACGAGGAGAATCACATTCTATTATTCAAAGGCCGGAGGATCGGAGCGACTCACTTATTCGCACAAAAAGCAGTCGAGTGGCTCAAGACACACCACAACCCTCACCCTACCTCTCAGATCGTATGTGCGAGCCTTACGATCGATCAGGCACAACTTTTAATCGCATTCGCCACAGCATACGCTCAACAAAAATATCCGGAATTGATCGCCAAAGGAAAAGACAAGCCAACATTGAATCGATTAATCTTAAGAGTTGCCGGAAACAGAAGAATCCTTTTAGCAAAACCAGTCGGAGACACAGGAAGATCATCGAGAGGATTCGAGGGCCAGGTTTTGATGGTCGATGAAGCCCCATTTCAGCCGGATCTGTTTTTCAATGCGGCCAAGCCGATTCTAGCAACTACGAACGGAAGGATTTGGATGTTTGGGACATTTGACGGCCAGGAAGGTTATTTTTGGAGAAGCTATGAAAAGGCAGTGATCAAGAAGGATCCTAAATCTCGATTTAAAGTTTATGGGATGGATACCGAAACAGTCTCGAGAGAAAGGCCGATAAGCGAGAGTTGGACGCAAGAACAACACGACGGATTTATTGCATTTCTCAAAGAAGAAAAAGAGGATATGTCTGAGATGCGATATGCTCAGGAGTATCTAGGGATCGCAGCACTCGACAAAAGGCAGTTTTACAGCGACGAGTGGATCGACAAAGTTTGCGACATCATCGAAGAAAAACAAAACATCCCAAAAGAGGGGAAAAACTACGGAGGATTTGATCTAGCTAGAATGGGGGGAGACTCATTCACATCAGAGATCCTGAAAAAAACCTCGGACACAGAATTTTTCCAAATAGATCACTACACAAGAAAGATGCTTTTAACAACCGACAACGAAGACCTAGTTATGGAATACACTCGAAAATGGGAATGCAAACTCTCAGGGATTGACGCGGGAGCAGGGACCCTAGGAGTCTCAATTCTTGATCATCTGCTTAAAATTGATGATATGAAAAGAAGAATTATTGCCATGAACAACAGAACAATCTCGACAGACAGCGACGAGGGAAAGCAAAGATTATATAACGAAGATATGCACGATAACTTGAGAGCGATGGGGGCGAGAGGGGAGCTTCACTTATTCAATAGGGATGACATCAAGGCATCATTCAGATCAGTGAGGTGGGATCGAGTGCAGGACGCTCACGGACTATGGAAGATCAAAATTTCAGGGAGAGATACTCATATTGTAGAAGGGATAAAAAGGGCCGCACAACTGGCGAAGGATGATGACGGCCTGGAGATCTACATATACTAGATAAATTTAAATAAAACAAAACACTAACAAAACAATGGCATATACAGGAATAATCGTCACAGAGGCCCAAATAGCACTGATGGCTGGAGAAAACGTGGATGCAACCGGAGACACAGAAGCCAACCATAATGATCTTGCTGCACAGGCCGAGGCCTATTTATGCAATCTTGTGAAGTATGACATCGTGACAAACTGGGGATTTCTAAACACAATCTATCAGCAAATGTTTTCAGAGTGGGCGGCAAGATATGCCGGCATGACTTTGATCCTTTACAATATGGCGGGCTACACGTCGAGGGTAGAGGCTGAAGATATGATAAATATCCACATTTTCAGAATGAACGAAATTAGAAAATTGCTGGAGGATCCTTCTGTCCAGGATTTCATGGGGGTATCATCATGAGTCTAGATTTGCCAGGGCATAAGAGCCCAATAAGGGAAGCGGATGGAGAGTCGAAAGTGGAGCGAGGGGTGCTAGGCGGAACAGAAAACGTCGTCGGTGTTTTCCCACTTTGGGAGGTAATCTTTCCTAAAAATTATACTGAAGGATTCACGCTCGACACAGCAATCGCTCCGGACTTCATCACATTAATCGCCTCGATTTTGGATCCAAAATTTTCGGTAATCGGACTAAAAGCAGAAGTGGGAATCTACAACCGGAGCGGAGCAAATGATGATTACAGCTGGGAGCTAACAAACGTAACAAAAGCAACAACACTAGCATCAAAATCAGGCCACACAATCAACCAAAAAGTTTACGACACATGGGTTTATATTTTCGGACTAGACAAATTCACCGTCGGAGATTCGATAAAATTCAATGTCTCAGAGGGAGTCGTGGGAACCGCAGCAGGCCAGGCAAGCAACGGACAGATCAAAATGAAACTCAGCTACATCGTCGAGAGCCTACCTCTCGCTGAATGGTTAGGAGCCCAGGAATTATAATGGATGAAATAAAAGGAACGACAGGAGCATAATGGCCCCAGATATCGGATCAGCAGAAGTCAGCAATTTATCAGGCACAGTCGAGGACTTCGACGTAGGAACAGCGTCGACAGATGGGCCTTCAGATCAGAAAAGAACAACATACCAAAACACAAACTATCCAAAGTATCTCAAATATTATCAGACAATCTCAGAGCTAAAATCCACAATCAGAACGAGAGCGATCTGGGTTGTCGGGAAGGGATTGATCGCCGAAGGTGAAGACAAAGAAATCATCGATGGATGGAGAGGCTACGGAAAAGACACAGCAAACACTCTAGTCCAAAACATGATCATGGTATCTTATGCCGGAGGAGACTTCTTCGCAGAGATCATCAGGAAGGGCGGCAAATTCCGAAAGCTCCTGCAATGGTTTGGATTCGTGAGTCCAGGGAAGCCGATCAACATCAAACCTCTGGATCCTGCGAGCATCGAGATCGGAGTTAATAGCCAGGGGATGCTGGAGCACTACGAGCAGATCTCAAAAACTGAAGGTCAGAAAAACAAAGTGATCAAAGTTGAGAATATGTTTCATTTACCTAAAGACAGATTCGCTGATGAGATGCACGGAACTTCTGTGATCCCAGCAATCGAAGGAATCATCGACGCCAGGGCTGAAGCGATGGCTGATCAGCGAACAGTTTTCCATCGATATGTGAAGCCTCTTTGGATCTGGCAGCTCGACACGGACAACACAACAAAGATCGCAGCGTTCAAAAGAAAGGCAGACAAGACAGTCGCAAACTCCGAAAACATTTACATTCCAAAAGGGGCAGCTGAAGCAACTCGAGTCTCAGTCCCTCAATTCTCGACGCTGGATCCACTTCCATACATCCAGGATCTAACAGATTATTTTTACCAGGGAACAAACACGCCGGCCGTGATTGTGGGAACTACGAAGGGAGCAAATGAGGCCTCCGCAAAAGTTGTCTTCCTGGGATATGAGCAATCAGTCAGATTCGATCAGGCCTGGATCGTCGACAACTTCAGAACGCAGCTCGGCCTAACAGTCGAACTAGAATTCCCAACACCGATCGAGGGGGATCTAGTGAAGGACGCAGGGAAAGATTCTCAGAGTGGAGCGGTGAAGCCTAATGAAACTAAAGTTAAAATTAAAGGAAAGCGATGAGAAAAGAATTGCTATTTTGGGGAAAGGTAATCAGAAACGGATTTATTTTGGCGGGCTTAATGTTTGTCTCAACGTGGGCAACAGGGACGCTGACATGGGAATTATTCAAGCCGGTTGTCGTATTCTTCACTGGTTACGTCCTCACGGAATTAGGAAGGCACTATAAGCTAACAGCGACGCCAACAAAGAAACTAAACTTTACAACACTTATATTTTAACTACTGAAAGGAGGAACAACATGGAGAAAACTGAAGAAGAATTGTTGAAAGAAAAAGAAGATGCACACAAACTATCCAAAGTATCTCAAATATTATCAGACAATCTCAGAGCTAAAATCCACAATCAGAACCCAACAAAGAAACTAAACTTAACAACACTCATATTTTAACTACTGAAAGGAGGTAACAACATGGAGAAAACTGAAGAAGAATTGTTGAAAGAAAAAGAAGATGCAGAAAAAGCAGCGGAAGAAGCAGCAGCAAAGAATGCAGAAGGGGACGCTGATGCGGGGAATGAGCCTGCAGCACCTCAATCGATTGTCGACGCAAACGCTGCAGCTGAAAGGATTGAAAAGGCCACTGCCGCCCAAAAGGTTGAGAATGATCGAGCCGAAGCAGCAGAGGTCAGGAGAAAACTAGGAGGATCCTCAGAAGCAGGATCGGGCCCAGCAAAGCCAAAGGAAGACACTCGAACAGAGGACGAGAAGGCTGCGGACTACGTCGACAAACTTGAGAATGGCGAGGCTAATCCAATGAAGGACGATGGATTTATCTAGAGAAATTTTGGAGCGTGAGATCGTAGGGACTAAAGCTGCAATCAAATCGAGCAAAGAGTCGATCGCAATTCACGAGATCGTTTTGGAAGGCTTTGAAAAGGAGCTTAAGAAGCTACCTAAGGCAAAACCTGCGGAGAAAAAATTATAATGGCTGAAGACGAAACATCTGAAACAACTGAAGAGGATTAATCCTCGAAGGTAAACCAAATTTTATTTTTATTTTTTAAATTTCTCAAGAGGGGTAACCCCACACCGCCTCTTTTTTAGTAGGAGGCGCCGATGGAGTTCAGGAGTGGATGGTCAAAGTTATTCGGTATACCGATTAGCGAAAGTTTTAAAAAGATTGTTTTTCTAGTTGATGCATGGCTAACGAAGTATCAATCATAACCCTCTTGGGAAATAAGGGAGATCCTGTTGAGTATGACGTCGCTGATGGAACCGCTTTACCTTTCGGAACAATAATGAAAATTTCTAGCTCTCCTCAAGTTGCGGCTCCGGCTACTGCTGATGGAGATTATATCGCTGGTGTTGTTGGAGCTGCGAAAACTGCTGACGACGGAATAACCAAAATCGCACTTATCACTCACGCCGTTATCGACGTGACTGCTACTGCTACTACTGGCTCGATGGTTCTTGGAGAAGCGGTCAAGATCACAGCAGCGAACACTGTTGCTCCAGCTGACGACGACACAGTGGAAGGATTCTCAGAAGTTCTAGGAAAAGCTCAGGAGACTGTGGCTGCAGGCGGATCGGGGGCCGTCTTAATGAATCTTTAAAATGGTCCAGACAGGCGACACAGCATTACAGGGCACTAACACAGCTATGGCCGTGAAGGGATACTCAAACAAATTATTCAAACTGGGCCAAATTCTAGCAAAGGCCGGATCAAGCGATTTTACTGAAAAATACTTCAGAGAGGATGCTGCATCTTTGACAGCTGCCGGAAACCGTGACAACTCGAACGTCGCGAAGGGAGCAAATTTCCCTCAAGTTTATCCAAACTGGACAGAAGTGTCCGGAACAAACCGAAAATTCGGGAACGATGGAATTGTTTATATTGAGGATGAATTGATGGCCTCAATCAGAGTTCAGAAAAGAACGATCTTCAAAGTTGCTCAGGCTATTGCTGACGCAAAGGATCTTTACATTTACACACAGCTAACCGCAGCGACGGGGACTTCCGGAGTTGTTGCTGCTGCTGATGCTTGGAATTCTGCAACCGTCGCAAACCGGGACTCGATCGGTGATCTAGTTATCGGCCAGGCTGCAATCAGTGCGAACAACTACGATCCACGAGTTAACACTTATTTGTTACTATCTCCAAAGGACTACGGAAGCCTTCAGAGAGACGACAGGGTAATCAAAAACCCA